CTGACCGGTGCGTGTGCCGTGTAGGGGCAGCTATCGCCGCAATCGCGCGCGATGGCCGCGCAGCCGCGACAATATTCGGGCCCGCTGCCGAAATGCCATGCGGCGCGGGCCCTTAGCCGTTTCCCTCGGCGGCCACGGTGGCAACCGGCGCGGTTGCGCGGTCCCAGAAGGCGGCGGCGATGTCGTCCAGATCCATGAGGCGCTCGATGGCTTCGGGCGAGAGCGGTAGGGGCTTGCCGGTGGTGTCGCCGATGCCCTCCCAGGCCAGGACGGCGTGGCGGGCCAGCGCCTTGACCAGGAAGGCGAAGGCCAGGCCGCGGGCCATGTCGGGGTCGAGATCTGGTTCTGCCGCACGCAGCGCGCTGAGGCGGCGGGCGGAGCCGGCCTGGGCGGCGGCCATGACAGCTGTGGTGACAGGGCGGATTTCCACACGGACGCCGCGTGGGAGGGCGAGCCAGTAGGGGGTGGTGGGGAGGTCGAGGGTGAGCATGCACTTGCCTTTGCTGATGTTGCTGTACTTAAATTAGTGTGTAGATCGCGGAGTTGGTGCCGGTTCCCAAAACGAGCGGCGCGCCTGTGGCATAGATCACCGACCGACTGGCTAAGGTTCTCTACATTTCTGTCGCGTGGCGCGAACGCACAGAATGTTTGACGCGCGGAGGAGCTTTATGGAACCGACGAACCAAGACGACGGACGATGGCAGGAGCGCCTACTTCCCTTCGTAGTGAAATTAACGGTCGCGTTCGTGTGTTTTTTCATGGCCGCGAGTGGGCTGCAGCTGTTCCTGTTTTACAACACGCTGGTCAGTGGACCGACCATGGATCTCGCAGTCTTCGCTCCCGCAGCAGGAGTTGAGGTCTCGGCCGATATGATGGAGCGGCATCGCCAGTCGCTTGTTCAACTGGAGGCGCTCGCGCTCTACAAGCGCCATCATCAAGCGAGCGTGCTGCTAATGTCGAGAGTGTGGATCCGATACATGGCGTTCGCTGTAGGCATGACGCTTTGTATTTTGGGGTCAGCATTCATCCTTTCGCGGATGCGAACTGATGTGGCTGCCATTTCAGGTGAGGCCACTGGCACGAAAGTCTCGGTCTCGACGGCGTCACCTGGCTTGCTTCTGGTCTTGATCGGCGCAGCGCTGGTCTCGCTAGGGGTGCTAAGTAATCCTGCGGTCACGCTAACAGATGGCCGAGCGTTCGCCGGAAGCGAAGATTCGCCGCTGCCCGGCGTCGCACAATGACCGCGAGCTTGATCTCCTCAAGCAAGCGGCGTAAGGTATCTCTATATTGGGAGTGGAATAATGCTCGCTCGAATTATGTTGGCTGTTACGTTTGCTATCAGCGTGTCTGCGTGTGATGGCCATATGACACTGCCACCTGTCGCTACGCCTCCGGCAGCGTCCCAGCCGATCGTTCCAGCGGAAAACAGTGCGCCGACCGGCCCGGCTGCGCTGCCTGCTGCGCGATGGGATAGCCGGCCTTCAGGGCGTGAGTGGACGCGTCTAGCGCTCGCCGGCGTCGATGCGCATGGTCAAGATCTATTAGCAGCGGTCCCGGGCGACATTGGGGCCTACTGCCCGAGTTATGCGCAGGCCAGCCAAGTGGATCGCCGCGCATTCTGGGTCGGTCTTATGTCTGCTCTGACACGGTTCGAGAGTAACTTCGATCCCAGTGTCGAATTCACCGAACCGAACATCTTCAATGCTCAAGGAAATCGAGTGATCAGCCGCGGCCTCCTCCAGATTTCACGTGAAAGTGCAAATGGGTATGGCTGCGGCATCGCCAATGAGCAGCAACTTCACGACCCGGCGACCAATCTAGCCTGTGCGGTGCGGATTATGAACCGCTTGGTTCCGCGAGACGACGTAATCGGCTCAACGGCAAGCCCTTGGAGGGGAATGGCAGCCTACTGGAGTCCATTCCGTCGTCCAGACCGTCGCACTGACATGCAGCAATGGACATCAGCCCAAACATATTGTCGCTGAAATGAGCGCGACAGCGTCCACTTAACAGACACGTGATCGAGACACGTGGCCGGAGTATCTTTCACCCATACTCACTCCCCGCCTGCTGGTTCCGCAGCACCACCACCATCATCCGCCCCGCCGTCGCGTTAAACGCGGCCCTGAAATCAAAGCTCGCCTCCACCCCCGCCGGCCCTTCGATGGGCGTCTTGGCCAACGCCAGATAAACCTCATGCAGCGTAATCGTCAGGCTGCGATTGGCATCCATCGTGAAAGCCATGGCGAATTCCGCTGGCGTGCCGCCCTGCGCCTGCGCTAGCAGCACCGTATTCTCGAACCGCACCGTGATTTGCCCGGTGCAGCGCGCAATGCCGGGATCCACACCCTCCACCTTCCGGTCAGCGCGGATCGTGCGCACCGTCTCCATCCCGTTCGAAAAACTGATCCGCGCGCCGGTCACCTGTGCAAGCGCTGCACCTGCGCGTGTGATGGAACCCTGCGCCTTGTTGAAGGCCGTAAACGCCGCGCCGCTTGGCGTGCCGCCAGAACTTGCCGCACCGCGGAGCGACCCCTGACCCAGCAGCCCAATCGTCGCGTTGGCAGCACCGGTGGGCGTGAAATCCATCTCCAGCGTATCAGCGCGCACGCCCGTGCACACATCGTAATTCGGCACATCTGGATAGCCGATTTCGATACTGTTGGAAGGCAGTGCAGCCAGGCCCGAGCCAAAGCTATGGATGAAATTCGGGCTCGTGCCGCTGGTGGTCGGTGGGCCGAACAATAGCCGCAGCCAATGCCCGAAATTGATCAGGTCAATCGGCACCACCGCCTGGCCCGCCACCGTCACCGTATCCAATAGCGGCGCGCCGGTATCGCGATTGCCGCCAATGCCAATCACATCCGCATCAAGCAACGGCTGCTCCGCGCCCAGATTGCACGACAGAAAGGGCATACGCCGCCAATTGCCACTTGGCGCGGTGCCATAGCTAGCCTCTGGAATCATGAGCAGGCGCGCATTCGCACCAATGGCACGGGGCATGGGTTTTCTCCTGGTGGGCGATCAGGCCAGCGGTGACCCGGTGGCAGTAAAGAACAAAGCGACAGGCAGGCTCGCGGCACGCGCGCTGGCCGCGCCTTCGAATTCGACATCCTCGATGTCCGCGCTGCCGGGCTGCGCCCATTCCACCGCGCCACCCAGCATGGGGTCGGCAGTGATGCCGGCGGCGATGGTAACCAGCAGCGCATCCAACAGCGCATTATCCGCCGCCAGCACTTCGATTTCCGCGCGGTGTTCAATGGCAAAGGCAAGTGGCGAGAGGATCGCCGTTTCCGAGACAGTTTCACCATCGCGCAGCACCACCAGCCCACCTTGGGGCAAGCGCTGCGGCACGGTTTCATTGCGGCGGATGACGGGCGCTGGGTTGCGCGCGGCCAGGCTGGCGTTCAGGCGCGCGAACAGGGCGGTCAGGGCAGCTTCACGCAGGCTCATCGCGGCCTCCCTGCCTCGGCGGCCCAGGCCGCCACAAAACGCCCGGGCAGGCGACGCAGGCCTCGCTCTGCCGCGCCCTTTACGTCCAGGCGTTTTGTGAGCTTCACCTGCGGCAGCAGCAGGAACATCGGCACCATGCCGCGCGCGAGCAGCCCGCGCGCCCAAGCCTCTCGGCCGCGGCGATGGGCGGTGCCGATTTCTGCCACACCCCCGGCAATCAAGCGCAGGCGCTGCTGCCGCCGCCCGGCCTGTTCCCCGGCGCGGAGTGGCAGGCACCAAACAAAGCCGCGCCCCGATTTGAAGGGCCGCAGAAACGCTTGGCCCGAGGCCACCATCTGCGCCGGCGTCACGCGCATGCCTTTCTCGCCCCGCCCGCGCTGTCCGCGTGCGGCGTTAAAGCCGGTGGGGATGGCGAGGAACTTCCGCCCGCCCTTGGCGCGGATCAGCGCGCCGCGCTCAAAGGCATCAATCACCTTGGGGACTTTGGTGAATACCAGCCCGGCAGGCCGGAGAGACTGACCCGTCCGAGGAAACACCATGGACCGCCAGGCATTGGCGATGCCGCGCGCATTGCCGGCAAAGGCGGTGGTGACCTGCTGGCGGAGTTCTGCTTTGACCTCTGCGGTCTCGGTGCGGATCGCGGCCATGGCGGCGCGTTCGCCCGCGCGTAGTTCCTCGGCGAGCATTTTTCGGAGATCACCGACCAGCTGCGCGCCAAGCCTCATGCTGTTTGCCTATCGCTGACAAAAGACGCGCCAGGCCGTGCCGGTGGCGTCGCGTTCGGCATGGCGGACGGTGAGCACTTCGCCGCTGATCGAAAAACTATCGCCCGCGGCAATTTCAGGCAGGGCGGCGATGGCGAGCGAGAGAATATCGCTGCCTGAAATAACCTCTGTACCAAAAGCATCCGCCATGCGGTCGGGCGAGGAACGCAGTACGCGCAGGTTGATCGGCGCGCCGATGCCGCCCTGGCGATACTCAGCATCGCAGCCAAGATGTGGATCGGCGATCAGGCTTGCCATGGCGGTATCGAAGGCGCTCATCGCTTCAGCACCTCGACAATGCGCGGCAGCGTCTTTTCGGCGGAACGGCCAATGACGTAGCCGCCGAGCCCGATCTCCACGATGTTCCAGAGCTTGAGCGCCTCGGCCTCACTGATCCCAGGCGCGGACCAGCCGAGCCAGCGCAGTACGATCAAGATGCCAAAGGTGATCATCATCAGCGGACGCCAGCAGGCGGCGAGCCAATGCTCCGACTGCGCCTCGGTCTTGATGATATCGGCGGCGGCTTTTTCCAATTCACCGGCGCGCGCGAGGAGGGCGGCATTCAGTTCCGCCTCAGCCTTTTGGCGCGCCTCCGGATCTGGGAATAGGCGTTTCAGCGCATCGCCCAGGATCGGCACCAGGGCGGGCAGCAATGCGCCGATCATGGGTACTTTCCCCGGTCCAATTCGAAATGCGGACCATCGGGAAAGCCTGGCCAATCACCACCCCAGGTGATGGGCACGCCGCATTGCCGCGCGGCGGCTTTCACGGCGCTGGCCAGTTGCGCGTACAACGGCCAGTCCCAACGGATTTCACCATTCTCCGGCACGCCATCGCCATCATCGAGCCAATAGCCAAGATCGACCGCATGGCCCGTCAGATGTCGGCTATTCATGGTGCGCGATGCACCAAGCGCGACAAGCTTGGCCTGGCGCTCGCGGGACCGCAGCCCCTCCAGCACGATGAAGGGCGCGGCCTTACGCGCCTCAATCACCACGCGCACCAGATGGGGATGCACGCCTTGCATGCGTTCGTGATCGCGCGCGAGCAGGTTCGTCATGTTCACGCCCCCGCCGCCGGAACGCGGTTGAGCCAGACGCGCACCGTGCCATCGGCAGCCAGCGCGGCCTGGGTGGAGATGCCCACCTGGAAATTGCCAGCGGCGGTCGCGGTGATGCGCCGGTTGGTATTATCCCAGAACACCCGCACGCCAGCGGCGATGGCAAGCGCCGGTTCCTTGGTGAGGTCGAACACGCCCGTGGTCCCGGCCTCGATCATGGCGTTCTGCACGCCATCCACGGCGGCCACGCCAAACAGCGCACCGACCAGAACGCCTTGGCCAGCAGAGACGCCCGTCGCATAGGGCACGGCAATGGCCAGGCTATTGCCCGGCTGGATGAAGTTACGCATGGAAAGAACCTCCTGAAACGCAACAGGCGCCCCGAAGGACGCCCGTTGCGAAATTGCGATGATGAGAAAGGGTGAGAGCGATCAGGCGCCCGGATTGAACCAAGCCCCGCGCCAATCAATGGCGCCAACGCCGAAGTCGAAGATCACGCTGACTTCGACACC